CGCTGATCCAAGCAACCGGCACACGCTGTTCGAGGCATTCCCGCAACTGTTGCACTGCTTCGGACCCCAAACCCTGATCCACCGCCAACTGAGGCAGAAATGAGCACTTATGTATGGATTACGGATCGAGACCCTGAAGAGTTTGATTTTGACATCCACGGGCATGTACACATTCAAGATCTTCCAGGCGATGGTGCAGTGCGCGTTCATGAATCCAATTACAAGCCAGGGACTCCATGGCGCCATACACAACGAAAAAGACGCAAACGCAAAGTAGAAGATACGCATCCGCAGCATGTTCTTTTTACAAGCACTGACCAATGGTGCTCAACTTGCCGATTTTTTGATTCTCTTATGGCCACTCGCCAAGGCATTTGCAGGCGTTACGCGCCAAAACCCACAACGGGCGACAAGGAACATTCCTCAGCATTTTGGCCTGAAGTTGTTGGTTGGTCTTGGTGCGGCGAATGGGAGGCAAAGGCGTGATCAGCAACTTTGACTACCACTCCGATCCAGCCGTCAGCGCCAGCCACCTGAAGGCGGTAATGCAATCGCCTTACCACTACTGGAGCCGGTACGTTGACCCCAGCCGCAGCCCGGTTGAGCCGACTGCTGCGATGAAGCTCGGCAGCTTGGCCCATTGCGCCATCCTTGAACCAGACGAGCTGCTGAACCGCTACGGCATCTGCGCACCGCGCAACACCAAAGCCGGCAAGGAGCAGGCTGCGGCTATGGAAGCCGAAGGCATCGAGGTGGTCACCAGTAGCGACATGGCACTGGCCATGGGCATGAGCGCTGCAGTGCAGGCGCACCCTGCAGCAGCAGCACTGCTGAAGCAAGGCAAGGCCGAGCAGTCCTTCTGGTGGGATGACCTGCCCACCGGGATGCGATGCAAGTGCCGTCCTGACTGGTACTACGGCAGCACTGTGGTGGACATCAAGACCACCACCGACGCCAGCCCGCAGGCATTTGCCCGCAGCGTGGCCACGTTCGGTTACCACGTCCAGGCTGCGCACTACCTCGCTGGCCTGCATGGTGCCGAGCGGTTCGTGTTCGTCGCAGTCGAGAAGACTTACCCGCACGCCGTTGCGGTGTATGAGCTGGACAGCGAAGCCCTTGCATTAGGGCGGACCATGCGGGACAATGGCATGGACGTGATCGCCGGATGCCATGCCGCCAATGTGTGGCCGGGCTACGGCGACACGTTCATCCAGACCATCAGCCTGCCTCGGTGGGCGACAAATCCCATTCAAACTGAGATCTTCTGATGACCACTCAAACATGGCTACGAACCCCTGACGCAGCAACTTATCTTTGCTGCTCACAGAATCACTTGAAAAGAAACCGCGACATAAACGGTGGTCCATTAATCGGTGGCGTGCATTACTGCCTAGGCAATAGTCATAGTGCGGCCATCACATGGAATGTAAATGAAATTAGAAAATTATGGCATCAGCAAGGAATGATGCGCAAGCAAGTCGCAAATCAAATCATCAACGAACTGCAAGCACAATGACCAGCGCTTCAATCACCACCTGGACGCCTGATCAGGTGCAACTGATCAGCAGCACCATTGCACCGGGCTGCACCAATGACGAGCTGCGCCTGTTTGCGTATGCCTGCCAGCGCACTGGGCTGGATCCGTTCAGCAAGCAGATCTACGCCATCAAGCGCGCAAACAAGCTGACCATCCAGGCCGGCATTGACGGCCTCCGTGCCATTGCCGAGCGCACTGGGCAACTGGATGGATCCGAGACCTACTGGTGTGGCGAGGAAGGCGACTGGCGTGATGTGTGGCTGTCATCCAAGCCACCTGCCGCGGCCAAGACGATCGTGCACCGCAAGGGCAGCAACCATGCCTTTGTTGGTGTCGCCCGGTTTGCGGACTACAACGCTGGCCAGGGACTGTGGTCCAAGATGCCTGCTGCGATGATCGCCAAGTGCTCCGAGGCACTGGCACTGCGCAAGGCGTTCCCTGCTGACATGTCCGGCGTCTACACCACCGATGAGATGGACCAGTCTGAGCCGGTCACCGTTACCACCGAGAGCGCTCCTGCATTGCCTGCGCGTAAAGACACCAGTAAGTTCTTCACTGCCGGCGCTGCTGCCATCGCCAAGGCCAAGAGCCTGCAGGACCTTGAGGACCTGCAACCGCGCATGGCAAAGCGGCTGGAAGATGGCGATCTGACGCAAGAGCAGCATGACAAGCTGCTGCAGCAGATGCTTGAGAAGGAGGCTGATCTTGTATCTGACGACTGAACAGCTAGCAGCGCGTTGGGGTCTGAAGCCAAGCAGCATCAAATCCCAACGGCTGCGGGGCCAAGGGCCGTCCTATTACACGGTCCCGCGGTTCGGCTTGCCGTTAGGCGAGTCGCGGGTCAGGTATCCCATAGCGGACGTCCTGGCCTTTGAAGAGTCCAATTCCATTACCCCTGTCAACCCATGAGCCTTTATGCTTCCGGCGTCGTTCGTATTATTAGCGAACCGCAGATCAAGTTTTTTGATTCTGGCACTTGTGTTTGCAACTTCGGTGGTGGCATCAGCGAAGGCAAAGATAAGGACGGCAATTACATCAACAACGCCATCGACGTAGAAGTCTGGGGCAAAGGCGGCCAGATGATCGCCGACAACTGCAAGAAAGGCGACAGCATCATGGTGACCGGTGCCATCCGCCGCCAAGACTGGAACGACAAGGACACCGGCACCAAGCGCAGCAAGCATGTGCTGAACGTGCAGCGGTTCGAGTACCTGCCGCGTGCCAAATCAGAAGAGGCTGCGTTCTGATGACTGACATTAAGCAGGACAACGAGCGCCAAGAGCTGCTTGAGCGCTTATACCACGAGGACGGCCGGGATAATCCCGACCATCCAATGCACTCACTCTACACGGGGCTTTATGAACAGCACATCAATCAAAGCAGCCTTTGACGCATGGTGGCGTGACAGCTATGGGGTGCCTCCGGGCACCCATGCCGTCATGACCCACGTCGCCTTTGCTGAGCACATCCTCAAGCTGGTGGAGCTGATGGAGGAGGAGTCCGACCGTGACTGACCTCTCCCCCGAATACGTTTGGGAAATCAGTGGCCCATGTCGCGAGCACGACTCGTACATACTGCCACATGACGACGACGCTAGATGGATGTCAGCAAGAGATTTTGCGCTTGCTTGGCTTGAAGAACTCATGGATCAAATGGAAGTCGGTAGCCCTGTGTTGGGCATCGAAGTTCAACTTAGGGCTGCAACAAAATCGGACTTAGCAATTTTGCGCGGAGAATCAGATGAACTCGATGACTGACCTCTCTCCCGCCGCGCAGGCAGTGCTAGATGCGTACAACGCAGGATTTATTCAACCAGTTGCTGTGCATCACAAACCGCGCATCGCCGCCGCCCTGCGAGCTGCTGCGGATCAGGTATTAGCCGCCCAATGGGAAGGGCGAATAGAACCCGATGCAGCGCACAGTCTCGGTATCAACTGGACTCGTGACGCGTTGCACGCCATCGCCGCCGAGCTGGAGGGCCAATGATCCGCTTTGCATTGCTGCTGCTGCTCCAAGCGCCCGCCATGGCGCAGCCCAGCAGATCCGTCACAGCAACCGTTTACGACGGCTGGTTCCATGGCCGCGTCACCTACTGCGGACAGACGTACCAACACTGGGGCGTCAGCGCCGCGCACCCATGGCTGAGCTGCGGCACCCGTGTCCGTGTCAGCCATCAAGGCCGCACGCTGGTGGTGCCAGTGACTGATCGCTGTGACTGCGGTTCGATTGACCTTAGCGCTGGCGCAGCACACCGACTTGGTGTTCCGTTAGATGGCATTGCAACCGTTCGCATCTCACATCAATGAGTGACACACATGTGATGGCAGCCCTGCGCAGCGAGCTGCTTAACGCCATGAACAATGCCTTCCCTGCGCCACGTAACGCGCTGGATCTTGAATCTGATTGCCGTGTCCCATTTCTTACAAGAGACAAGTTTTGGTTCAAAGATGCGGTGCAAGAGCAGATCAAAGTTCTTGTTAATGCTGGCCTGGTTCGTCCTATGCACGGTGGTTATACACTCACCGAAAAGGGGCGGCGAGACAGGCAGCAGGCCGCACGTTTCTTCAACAAACAACCACCCCAAGATGCAGCATGAATCAATCACGCCTTTCGCAGTTCGACCAACAAGCGGAGTCCATTACCCACAACAGGCAGGGTGATTATGGCGACCCAAGGGTTAGCTTTGATCGCATTGCTTTGATGTGGTCAGCCATCACTGGCGCAGACATCAGCGCGCAGCAGGTGGCACACATGATGATCGCTCTTAAGCTGAGCCGATTGCAAACCAGTCCCAACCATCTTGATTCCTATGTCGACATCGTCGGATACGCAAGATGCGCAGTCATCTGCGGACCAGAGCACGACAAGCAGGGAGGATCTGCTGACTTGCCTGACTGACGCTTACTGGTGTGACCGCAACAACAGTCTCACCATGCACAGCAAAAAGCGAATGGTTGCAGTGCTTGAACTACTTGCTGCAGAGATAAGGGGCTGGGCCCCTGATCCTGGGCAGGCAAGGATCTGTTACCTGGCCATCAATGAAGTGGCCGACCGTCTTATCCGCGAAACAACCAATGACCTACCAGCTTGAGTGGAGAGCCGAGGACGAACAGCGCATCCAAACACTGGAAGCCCTGTATGTTGCCGACGGCAGAGCAAATAAAGAACACCCAGACTACGGCCTCTATACAGGTTTATGGGAAAAGCACAAGGACGAGCAGGCCAATGTTCAATAAACCTGAGCGGTCCTACATGTTGGGCTGGTCAGATGATTCCAATCCCAACCTGGGCGAGGGCATCAGCCGCACCAACAAAGCCACCGCTCCCTTGTGGAGGGTGGATGTTACAGACAAAGGCCATCAAGTCATGAAGACAACCATCAGGGCAGCCAACAAAGCAGAGGCCCTGAAGTTTTCGCAGAACCGCTACCCTTCCGCAACCAAAATCACATTCATCGGCAGAGCAAATGCAGCCAACTGAACTACCTGAAAATGTTTTTATCTACGAAGACTGGACGCCAAGCAAAGAGGATTCAGACGACGCCGGCAATGTCCTTTGGTACAAGCCTGGCTTTGGCTGGTACCAGGGGTGGTACAACAGCCCGTCTATGGATGGCACGACACATTGGACTCATGTTCCGCCCAAGCCACCTGCCTTAGTTGACCCCAAGGTTGCACGCAACGATGCTTTTGATCGCTGGGTGCGCACCTTCCCGGCTGACGCCAAGCTGGACGACGTCGTCGTTGCGCTGCTGCGCCTGGGCTGGAACGCAGGGTGGGTCCGTGGCCGTTGACGACAGGCAGCTGCACCTTGAACAGCGGGAGATGCTCATGCTGGGCACCGACCGCTACGAACTGCTCCGCAACCAGCGGATCGTCAAGGGCATGGAGTCGTTGTCCGGCTACGGCAATGTGCTGGTGGAGCTGGGCATCGACGGCGTCATCAAGGAGGTCAGGCACCACAGGGCCAGGCTCAAGGCTGGCAAGGCTGGCCTGTATTACAGGCATCTGGGCCCGCTGCTGACCATTGCCCCGCACAAGGCTGCAGCCGTGGCCCTGCGGGTGGTGGTCGACAAGATCAGCCAGCCCATGCGCATCAACCACCTCGCCATTGAGGTGGCAGAGAAGCTGTGGGTGGAGGCCATGCTGACCAGGGCCACCAGGTGGGAGAAGCTGAACCACAAGCGCGTCAGGGGCCGGTACAAGGACAAGGTCAGGGACATCAACCGCATGCAGAACACCGAAAGGTGGACTGGTGAACAGCGCATAGCCATTGGTGGGTTGCTGGTGTCCGTGATTGCCGAGCAGACCGGCTTCATCAAGATCGACAAGCGCAAGAACAGGCACAGGTGGGTGGTTTATGTGTCGGCCACCGACGAGTGCATGCAGTTCATCCAGCAGTACAACGACAGCGGTCGTTTGCTGTGCCCCTTCTACCTGCCGATGGTGGTCAAGCCGCGGCCATGGGACACACCCAGTTCGGGTGGGTACCTAACCGACGTGCCCGGCTACGAGCTGGTCAAATCACAAAGCCAGTTCATGGCTGAGCGATGCACTGGCAGCGAGCCGTTTGTGCAGGCTGCCAATCACCAGCAGTCCGTTGCCTGGCAGGTCAACAGCTGGGTGCTGCAGCAGATGGAGCACGCCTGGGAGAAGAGCATTGCCATTGGCAAGCTGATCCCCAGGGAGGGGTGGCCGGTGCCGCCGTACCCCAAGCACCTGCCGGATGACGACCCGGGCGTAAGCGAGTGGAAGTTCAACGCCCGCCAGATCCATGAGAAGAACGACCGGTCACGCAACAAGCGGATCGCTGTCGCCAAGCAGCTATGGCTGGCCCGGCGCTTTGCCGATGAGCCAGAGCTGTTCTTCCCCATGCAGCTGGACTTCAGGGGTAGGTACTACTACAAGCCTCCGTTCCTGAATCCGCAGTCAAACGACGTCGGTCGGGCTTTGCTGCAGTTTGCCCATGGCAAACCCATCAAAGACGAGGTCGAAGCCGAATGGCTGTGGGTCCATGGCGCCAACCTGTACGGGTACAGCAAGCTCAGCTGGCGGGCCCGGCTGGACTGGGCGCACCAGAACAAGGAGTCCATCTGCCGCTCTGGCATGGACCCCTGGCAAGCCGCTGAGTTCTGGTCCAAGGCCGACGATCCATGGCAGTTCCTTGCGTTCTGCCGTGCGGCCTACCAGTACATCGAGCACCGGCGTTCGTTCGTCTGCCAGCTGCCGGTGGTCCTGGACTGCACCTGCTCTGGCATCCAGCACTACTCAGCCCTGCTCCGCAACGAGCAGATGGCTGAGCTGGTGAACCTGATGCCCAGCGATAAGCCACAGGACATCTACTCCCGTGTGCTGAACGCTGTCCTTGAGCGACTCAGGGCTGACGTCGACAGCCCGCATGCCAGGTCATGGCTTGAGCTGCAACCAGATCGCAGCTTAACCAAGGGCGTGGTCATGACCATGCCGTACTCCGCCACCAGAAACGCGGTGTTCAAGCACTGCCAGGTCTGGGCCTTTGAACGCATGTTGCAGCTGTATGGCTCGACGGCGTGGAAGTTCAAGGCTGGCTCGATTGCTGCCA